TTATACCATAAATAGTACATAGCTTGCTAATCCTTTGAAACTAGTGGACTTCTAGCGTGTTAAGCAAAAGTGAATACGAGATTGAATACGACTTTACTTTTAACTGGAGCGGATGAAATCCATGAGCTGGTCAACGACTTCAACACGTTGATTATCATTGATATGAGTATACATATCAAGGGTGATTTGAACATTATTGTGACCGAGTCTATCCGAAATGATTTTGGCTGTAACACCAGCTTCAAACAGAAGAGAAGCATGTGTATGCCTAAATCCGTGAGGCGAAATTTTTTTAAGATTATTGTGTTTACGAAAGAATCTGCTAAGCTTCACTTTCATAGTTGCGGCTAAAAGCCATCCCCCTATGTCATTCGTAAAAATATAATTCGAACCATGTTTGTAAGGCACACCAGCTTGGAAATATTCTTTTATTTGCTGACGTTTCCAGAGTTTCAATACATTCAGAGTTTCATCATCTAAGGTGATGACTCTCTTACTCCTTTTGGTTTTAGGATCCTGGACAGTTTGCTTTTTGCCAATTACGACAGCTGTCCGGGAAATGCTTAACCGTTTATTTTCAAAATCAACATCTGACCACATGAGTCCGATAGCTTCCCCAGTTCTCAAGCCAGAAAAAGCGAGCAAGTGGAAAAAGGTGTAGTCTACAGGTTTAAAATTTGCTTTGGAAACTTTAAGGAACTCCGTTAGTTCCTGTTTTGTATAGTAGTTTTCTTTGCCCTTTAAGGGTTTATTTTTAGGCTTGATAATCTTGTCTAAAGGATTTGACTTAATGATGTCAAGAGAAGCGGCATACTTGAAAATACGGCTGATGACAGAGTAGTAATTAGCATATAGGATATAGCGATTACTTAACTTGATAGCAACCTTTTGACAATAAGCTACACTGATTTGCTGAATCTTCATATCTGTAAAATATGAGTCAATCATAACATTAAGTTTTTTCTTAACGTTCTGATATGTTGTTGGTTTTACAGTGCTTTTATAGCTATCAAGCCATAACTCAGCGACTTCAGCAAAAGTAGGGTTCTGGAAATCTTCATTGTTTGAAAAACCATTCTCTTCAACGTCTAAGAGAAGGTCACGTTCGGCAGCCTTGGCCTCTTTTATAGTTTTAAAACCACGTCTTGTTGTGCGTTTTTCTTTTCCAGTTGCAGGGTCTATGCCCAGGTATGTTTGAAAGAGATATCTAGTCTCTCCTTTTTTTGTAATGTATTTTTTTATCATAAAATGTCCTTTCTTTTCGATTGCTTGCCCGCATAGTTGAAAAGGTGTAGAACTTATGATAAACTATAGTTGTATTTTTTTATCATCTTTTCCATTGCTTGCTAGATGGAAGATTGAAACCTCACACTCAAAGATTGCCGTCGGAGAGTGTGGGGATTTTTTATTTTTTTAAGACTTTCAACTTAATTCGTATCTTGAATGAATCCTTGACAGTACGAATTTTATCACTTTCTGGATCAATATCTTTGTAATCACCACCATAAATTTTAGCAATTTTCACAACTTCATTATTTGAATCTGTGGTTAATCTTAATACTTTTCTACTTTTGGACTTAGTCATATAGCCTAAGTGATAACCTCGAACCACAATTTTAACTGCATTAGGGTCAAATTTATTATCAAATTCAGGGATAAACTCTACATCTGGAATTTCAAAAGGCAAGTATTTATAAAATCTTCCTCTAAAAATTAATTCCTCCTTAATTTCTTTTGAAGTGTATCCTAAATAAGGGATATCATCTGATTCTCTTATAAGCTCTTGACATAAATTTGAGAAAGCTTCTTGGCGATAAGATATTCCTTTCACTTTCAGAATAACATCATAAATAGTTCTCTTATCAATTTCTTCTTGTTTTAATCTATTTTCTACTCGAATAGATAATAGTTTATTCAGTTCTTCAATTTCATCCTTTAGATGATCAGTATTAGATTGCCTAGGAAAAATACCAATCAAAAAGAGAAGAACTAAACTACCGATAATAAAAGAGAAAATTGTTAGTAGTATATTTCCAACGATGCCAAGCAGAAAAACAGAAATTAAGGTCAGCAAAACCAAAAAGGCTATTAAAGACCTTTGGTTTTCCAGTTTACTAATTGTTCTTCTGTGTTCGTCTATTAGTAACTTGATTTCCTTTTCTGTAAGATTAGTAGAAAAATATAACATGTGTTCACCTTGGCTTTAATTTTCAATTGGCATGAAGTTTCCGACTATTTTTCCAATAATCCTTGGATCTTCGTCATATGGTGCGAATTTATCTTTATATTTGCCATTGATAGAGACGAGTCTGAGACCGTCTTTTTCTTTATAGACTTTTTTAATATAAGTTTGGCCATCCCAGTCAACCGCATAAATGGCACCATCGTAGTCAAACCCTGTTTCTTTGATAAGAACGACCTCTCCATTCATGTACTTAGGCTCCATGGAATCTCCGAAAACCCAAGAAGCAAAATCGTGGTCTAGGTCTTTGTCGTAAAAAACAGTATCATAGTTCCCATCGTTGAAGTATGAAAAGCCAGTACCAGCTGAAAGTTTTTCATATACCTTGTATTCAAATAAGTCTTCCTCTAATGAGATAACTTTGTTAGACTGCTCACGCAATTGGTTCTCTGTAAAATCCAAAACCTTTTGTTTTCTAGGAGCAGTAAGCTTTACAGCTTTTTCAGTTATTTTCTGAACAAGAGGAGAAGTAGGGATTTTTAGTTCTTGGACAGGAGTATCGTCTGACATAGGAACATCATATCCCATTAACCAAGCTTCGGAGACCCCCAATGTTTTAGATAATAAAACAAGTTTGTCTTGATCAGGAGAAGACTTTCCTGAAACATATTGTGACAAAGCACTCTTACCCATTTTGATACCAAGTTCCTTTTGAAGTGGTAAAGAACTATTCAAGATATCTACTTGTCTAAGATTTCTTTCAGACAGAATTTGTTTTAGTCGTAAAGATGTTGTAGTTTTCATATTTAACACTCCGTTCTCAATAGTAATTATATATCTATTTGAACAAAAGTTCAAGCTAAAAAATAAAAAGTTCAAAAAAAATGAACTTAAGTATTGACAAGGCGAAAAATAAGGAGTAGAATTATAATCACAAAAGTTCAAACAACTTGAACAAAAGATAGAAAGGAGAATAAATGAAATTTGATTATTCAAAATTGAATGGAAGAATTACTGAAATTTTTAATAGCCGGAAAAAATTCGCTAAAGCTATGAAACTTTCAGAACGAAGTATTTCACTTAAATTAAATAATCAGCGTTATTGGAAAAACAACGAAATTACAACAGCTTGTAATCTGTTACTTATTCCAGATAACCAAATAGGGGATTATTTTTTTAAACTTGAAGTTCAAGAAACTTGAACAAAATAAAACTAGAAAGGAATATTATGAACGAAATTTTTAATTTTCACGGGCAGGAAGTCCGTACTTTGACAATTGATGACGAGCCTTGGTTCGTTGGGAAGGATGTTGCGGATATCTTGGGATATGCGAATTCAAGAAAAGCAATTTTTGACCNTCCTATCATCATTAACGAATCTGGTCTCTACTCTCTTATCTTATCCAGCAAGTTACCTCAAGCTAAAGAGTTTAAGCGTTGGGTGACATCAGAGGTCTTGCCAGCGATTCGAAAACAAGGCGGATTTATTCGTGAGGACTTGGATGAGGATGCCTTCATTGCTCTATTTACTGGCCAAAAGAAATTGCGTGAGCAACAGGCGACCATGCTTGAAGATATAGACTATCTCAAGAGTGAACAACCGATTCATCCGAGCTATGCTCAGTCGCTCCTGAAGAAGCGTAAGGCTCGTGTGGTGGCTTGCTTGGGCGGGATTGACAGCCCAGCTTATGCTGATAAAATCTTCGCTCAATCTGTCTTCAGGCAAGCAGAGATTGATTTCAAAGATCATTTCAATATCAGTCGCTATGACTTGCTACCGAAAAAATTCGCAGATGCAGCCCTGGCCTATTGGATGACTTGGGAGCCAAGCACCAATACCAAGATGAAAATCATGGAGCTGAACGCATTTAGTCAAGCGTAGGAAGGAGTAGGAAAATGGAAATCAAATACATTTATAACAAAACGCCTCTTGGGTGGGTATGGCAAGTAGAAATTGACGGACAAAAACTTTTTTACCCATGCGGAGATATAAAAGGGATGAAAAAATTTGTTAAATCAAACCTTGATTTATTAGTAAAAAAATTGAATAGTACGGACAATTACGGACTAGCCTTCCTTGCTTGTGGATATAATGGGCAATCACAAAATGATTTTATCAACTATTGGAAAAATCAAGGAGTTAGTGTTTTTTAGAAAGGGGGGTTAATGGAAAAATTAAGTTTAGAACCAATTTATTTCGTGAACGAAAACGAGATGTGCAAAAAGCACCTGACGGTAATCAGGCGCATACTTAAATAATTTAAACCATTATATCACAAAAATGCTTGCCCGCATAGTTGAGAGGATGTAAAAAATGGAAGGGATAACACTACAATTACGATTGGACGGCGAAAGCGCTGAATTGTTCACGAATCAATTGTTGGCCTTTGCTGAAAAGCAGGTCAAGGAGCAGTTAGAGAATGATCGCATGCCAATCAATCAACAAACTTTGATGAAGAAGTTCGGCTTCACTCATGGCTATATTAAGAAGTTAGAGCGCAAAGGATTAAGATTTCGTAAGCAAGGGAAAGATATTATGTATGATGTCAATGATGTTTATGAAATTTTGGAATTAGAGAAAGAAGTACGAAAATTAAGAGCATGAGGAGAACAAAATGACAGAACCAACTTTATCAAGCCAATTGCTTGGCTTAGTGACAATTTTTATCGGGATCTTTATCCTGATGCTACTGACTGCTAAAAATGAAAAATCGGATGAACAAAATGTAGTAGTCATCATTGAAAAAACAGAAGATTTCGGAGAAGTTGCCCGAAGAAACTTGAAAAATAGCGACAGGAGATTCACCTATGACACTCAGCCGCCTGTAGGACTCGCTTCATCGATTGAGGACGTACCACAAGTTTTTAGAGCATGCATCGAAGATTATGACAGACTGGCTCGTGATTATCAGGAAGAAGCAAGAAACAATGATGTTCTAAGAAGTCAAAATGCGAATCTCTTGGAAGAAAATGGTCGTTTGCTTTATCAGGAAATGACTATGGATTTCCGGAGAAATAATCGGAAATGGGGGGCTAGGCTATAAAAATAACAAAAACTAAAGGAGGGAGTCATGTCTGAAATCAAATGGATTAAGATTACGACGGATATTTTTGATGATGAAAAGATACGTCTTATTGATGCACTACCAGATCATGATGCAATTTTGGTTATATGGTTTAAAATCCTAGCTCTCGCTGGCAAACACAATCGCAACGGGCTTTTGATGATGTCAGATAAGGTTCATTACACCGATGAAATGCTTGCTACAATTTTTCAAAGGCCTTTAAATAGTGTAAGAATGGCACTAGGAGTATTTGAGCAGTTCGGAATGATTGAGATAATCGATGGCGTCATTACATTGCCAAATTGGGAGAAGCACCAAAATATTGATGGCATGGAAAGAATCAAGGAACAAACACGGAATCGTGTAGCAAGACACCGTGAGAAGCAGAAAAATCTTGCTCTTGGTAACGTTACATGTAACGTTACCGTAACGGAAGGTAACGCACTAGAAGAAGAAGCAGAAGGAGATGAGACTAAGATTAAGAGTAGATTAGATGAAGATAAGAATATAACTACTACTAGTAGTAGCGAAAATATCCTTGAATTATTCCAATCTGAGTTTCGTAGGTTGCTATCAGGTTTTGAGATTGAGGAAATCAAACATCTTTTAAACGAAAATGATGCTGAGCTAGTGAAGGAAGCATTGAAGACTGCTATCAATTTAGGTAAGCCTAACATCAAATATATTGGCGGAATTTTAAGAAATTGGCAACTGAATCAAGTGACAACAGTTGAACAAGTTCGACAATCAGAAAAGCAACATAAGGAGAAAAAATCAGAACAGGGGGCTAAGGACGAATGGGGATTTTAGAAGTTATCAAGCAATTTGAAGATGAATTCTATCCGATCAGCGACGAAAAGAAATCTTTGCTTATAAAACAACCTCTTTCTACTGTCACTGCTTGCTTGTCAGATATGGCTAGCTGGAAGGCTTGCAGAGGTAAGGTATCATGGTAACTGATGCACTCGAGGAAATGGCCTTATCTTACCATAGAAATACTGAACAACAGGCCGAAATTTGCAAAAAGCATGGGATTCCCTTAATCAAAATCATCCGGACAAATGATGTCCTTTGTCGCTTATGTGAATCGGAACGGATCCATGCAGAGAACCAATTAAAGGTGGATGAGCTGGCTGATGCAGAGCATGAGCGAGAGCGGAGGTTTTATCTTGAGAAATTCTCTCTCTATGATGATGTTCTGAAAAATGCTACTCTTGACAACTTCGACACACCGACCGAAAAAGAGACGGAAAAGCTAGCTTTTGCAAATAGGATTTGCCAGGAGTGGGCAGGTGGAGCGAGAAACAATGTTGTTTTTCAAGGCGAAGCTGGAACGGGTAAAAGCCATCTTGCTTTTGCGATGATGAAATATTTATCAGAGACTACAAAAGAAATTGCCATCTTTATCAATGTCACGGACTTGCTGATGAAGATTAAAGCTGATTTTAGTCAGGAAGAGTTCTTGGTCAATAAAATTGCTAGTGCAAAGTTTTTGGTTTTGGATGATCTTGGGATGGAGAAGGACAGTGAGTGGTCCTTTAGTATTCTTTATAACATTCTCAATAAAAGGGCTAACACGGTTATCACGACTAATCTGACTGCGCAAGAAATTCAGAAGCGATATGGTCGGCCGTTTATGAGTCGGTTGATGAAGGGTGTAGACAATGCTCATCTGATGGTATTTAATGACTTAAAAAATAAAAGGAAAGATTACTTTTAGAGAGGTGGGACACCTTGTTATTAAAACTATATTTCGTCTACAATGGACACTGCAAGTTTTTTTCTTGGTGATTTCAACAATGTGGACGAACTTATCAAACGGATGAAAGACCATCAGTGGGCTTTCTCAGGTATTACTAGACCAAAATTCAAGAAACACATCGGAAAAGATGATGTGAGGTTTGATTATGGTGCGATAGATTGCTACTACTTAGCGACTAAATCAACGTGCCGCGAACCACGTTAAAAGCGAGCTAGGAATGTGTCAGTAAAGGTCATGTGACCTTGGACGAGCGACTGCCCGTATTTAGCCAAGCACACAAAGGCAGTCGCATTTTTTGGAAAATGATATGAATGAAATCAAAGAAAAAGCCCTGGCGAAGTTGCTAGAGGAATTAAATCAACCACATGATAACTCACTTGACCGTATTCATAACTGGATATGCGATCAGGAGGATGAGGAATTATTTAAAGGAATCTTAAAAGAGCGATACTCTCTGAAGTGTGCTTTAAGCCATGCTAAAGAAAAGGCCCGCAAATTCGCTGAAAATGGAGTCGCTTGTATCGATGATGCTACTGTCTTCAGATGGATTCGAGAATACTTTATCTCAAATTCGCAAGTATCTAACATCAAGCAGGTGCCTGTTGAATCTGTCAAGAAGAAAAAGGAAGACAGATCTCAGGGTTCTCATGAAGAAAAGATTGATGTGCCCAAAATCAGGAAAGGCGCTGGTCCAGATGATGATATCATCATGAAACCTAAAATTAAGAAAGAGAAAGGAGTAGTCGAAAAGCAAATGAGCATTTTCGATTTCTTGGATGAATGAAACATGAACAATGCAAGCGAGAAGCTGATAGACGATTGAAACCACCTGCAAACTTCTGGAGCTGGTGCTATTCACAAATCACAACGTACAAATGGACCAATAAGGACAAGACCATAATCGCTTCAGATTTGGACCTTGGCCATTGTATTGAAAAGCGGCTGACAAAGTCGTCACGGCTCACTTTTTACGACAAGACCTACTTTTTCTCAATCATTCTCAGTACCTCGAAGCGCATTGAGATCCAATCTTATGAATTTAGGTCGAAGTTGGTTGAAGGAAAACAGTTTATCGATTGGCATTTTACGAATTTAGAGCGATTTGAAAATGATAAACATGTGAAGATTGGCCAAGATTACAACGGACAATTTTATCCGTATCTATTCGCTAATTTTTTTAGCGGTGGATATTATACAGGAAATGTTTTTTATCCAAACAATTGGGAAAAGAGACTTCAAAAAGTATCCGAACTCAAATATTTGAAATTCGATAATATCTATTTTTGGGAAATTGAACGACTTTACAAATATAAGTTTGAAATCGAGTTCGCTCAGAAGATTCATGCTTATAGGTTGGCCAACGAAATCATGTTTCCAAATTATAGGATTGGATTCACAAGAACCGTAGATATGCGAACCTTGAACCGTAGATGGCTTCAGAAGAATAAACAATTTTTCAAAAATTCAAATCGCAGCTTTAACGAATTTGAGTTGAGCCGTCGATTAAAAGAACGGAATGGCCAGCTAGTACCTGGTATCGAGTCTTATCTGACTTACCACGATATCAAGCATATACCGAAAGGTGTCGGGATCAATAAGTTTCAGAATTGGGTTATCAAGAATCATATTGACTTCAATGAATACCTTGACTATCTCAAGATGCTACGAGAAATGGGCATTGAGCCTGAAGGTGATGCTATGCTTGTGCCAAAGGATTTTACGGCCATGCACAATCACACAGTCGGATTATACAATCAATTCGTTGAAGAAAAACGCAAACTGGAAGATAAGAAGAAACGCAAGCAACTTGAAGCTGAGTTTAAACTTAGAGAAGGAATGGATAAGACAATCAATGGATACGCATTCCATGTCCCTAGAAAAGTGGCTGAGCTGATCTATGAGGGCAAGAAATTACATCATTGCGTAAGTTCGTACACAGATAAACATTTCAAGGGAAATACCTTAATAGTGTTTGTCCGTTTATCAAATCAACCTAAAAAACCTCTTTACACGCTTGAGGTAAAGCAGGGTAGGATAGTCCAGTTTCGTGGCAAGTATAACCAAGATGTACCAGCTGAAGTCTGGGACATAGCCAAGGAATGGATGAAGCAAACGAAATTAGTACAGAAATCAGCATAAAGAAAAAAGGAGTAGGACGATGATGGAAGATTTAAAGAAAAAAGTTAATGAAGTATACGGCTGGTCGGTAGAAGACGGGAAGCCCAAGCCTCCCAAACAAGATTTACCACAAGCAGTTAAAGATCGGGCGGACTATTTCTGGGAAATGACCGAAGATGGCATGACGTTTATGGGAGTGATGGAATGCATCTTCGCTGATGAAAAGCCTACAGACTATGATTTGGGTGCTACTAAGGATTGGTTGCCAAAATCTAAGGAGTTTGATGATTGGGTTGGCTATTCACCAGGCATGTCTCAGTTAGTTATTGCAGTTTATTTGATTTATGGAGGAAGGGAAGATGAATAAAGAAAAAGTGTTTATCGAGGGATATGAAGTTGGTTTTCTAGTAGACACAACGGGGGCTAGGGAAAAGAAAATTCAAGTCGCTAGTGGAGAAATCGTGAGCATAGACGAGAGATTCATTTACAAATCAATTGAACGTGAGAAAGTCAAAATCCCGCAGGTTGTTGCGGAATTTATAGAATTTAAAAAGAAAAACAACTTCCATGTTTACGGCGCAATGAGAACAATTGAAGATCATTACGATAAGAGAGTCCCTGAATGGTTTTACGAAAATAATATCGAAACATTCGCACTTGCTTGGCTTGACGGCTACGAGGTCGAGGAAACAAAGTATGTAGTTACCGATGGCAATCATTTGTATTTTAAAGGTTATCAAGAAGATGTTGATATTGTCATACTAGCGGATGAACAACCTGGTACGATGGAGTATGTCAAGAAATTCGATACAAAGGAAGAAGCTCAAAAGGCTGCAGATATTCTTGGTTGGAAAGTTCAGGAGGTAGAGTGATGTCATGTAGTGAAAATTTAAAAAAAGAAAAAGAATTGTCTGCTGCTATTTCAAATCTCAAGATAGAAGTCTTACAAAATGAGGATAAATTGAGCAGTCAATCATTAAGCAACATTAAAAGGCAAGCAAGAGATCTATATGAATGCCTAGTATGGTTGCAGTACGATGCGGAGGAGTCGGGTAGATGAGTTATGATTTGGAAATCTTAGGAAAAATAGAAAGCGGAGATTATATTTGCATAGATGAACCTGAAAATAGTTCTCCAACTTATAATCTTGGAAAAATGTTTAGGGCAGCTATGGATTGGGATTTCGACCAAGGTACTATTTACAATGTCGCTGATATTTTTGAAAACATTCAACGTGGTATCTCAGAATTGGAACAGCATCCTGAAAAGTATGTGCAATATGAACCTGAAAACAAATGGGGGACTGTCAGCAGTGCGTTAGAAGATTTAAGATCATTGAGAGATTGTATTTTAGGACAAGATATCGATACAAAATACTTATATGTGAGGTGGTAACATGAAACGACCAAACAGATACCCGTACACACGAAGTCAATGGGTTGAAGAAACCGTTGATCACTATACATATAAAAATGATATTTGTTATACAAGTCATATTTTAGAAAATAGACTTACCGGAGAAATTAAGAGCAAGGAGGTTGAGTGATGGAAGAAGTTATTATGGCTACACTGCCTAACAATGAGTTAAATCGTTTGATAAAAATTAAAACTGCAGTTGAGAATTTAATTGAAAACGGAGTTCTTGATCAAGATTTGTTCAATGAGTATTTGAGAGAAATATAGATTGAGGAGGTGAAGTAAATGGAGAATTTAATGTTTTGGGGAATGTTTATAGCTTGTTTGTCAGTTCTTGTCATGGCTTCATTTGTTTTGTATATGCAATACAAAGTTAATATTGACTTACGAAACAAATATAACGAATTAAGACGAGAATTGAACAATTGCTTTGGCTGGGATGACTGGGAATGGGCGCATAATTTTAGAGAATACGCTCGCAAAGTTGATTCTCTGGATAAATTTCAGATGGATATTGAACGACTTGAGATCATCAAGAAAGCATTAGATGCTCAAAAACTAGAAGAATTACAAAAACGTAAAGATCTAGTGGAACGTGAAATCAAAAAGCTTGAAAATTAAGGAGGTGGAGTGATGGTACAAACACTTGAACAAGCTATAAAAACTGAAAGCAAACGCATAAAAATCCCTGCGAAAATCAGACCATTTGATGTAGGTTATCGAGTAGTAAACAAACACGGTCAAGCGCTCGCTTTAAGAAATGGGGCAAGTATATTCGCTTTACCTTCGCTTGCTGAAAAAGCCATAAAGAAAGAGTTTGGGAAAAACGATCCAGGTTTTGATATTGAAGAGCATTATGTTGAAGAGGTCGCTATTGTGAACCTAAGTAAATTTCATAGTTATTTTGATGAGGTGGAGTGATGAATCTTAGACAAAAAAGAAAACATTACAAATATTCTTATCGATATTTTGTAGCTTGGTTTTCTGTCCATGATGAAAATTTTCCCATTCCATGCCCCAAAAAATATAAGAAAACGCTCAAACAAAAATTAAAAATTAAAAAAACTTATGATTACGATGAATGTTGTATAAAGTATTGGTTATACGAGGAATATTCTGGCAACATGCCAAAATTCATGAGAGGAAAGGAGGAGGTCACAGATTGAAAAGATTCATCGCAATATGGATTCTTCTATCTGCTGGATTAAATATCTGGCAGAGTATCCACATTA